CCTGAACAGCCTCGCCGCGAAAAAGCTCAGTAGTCGCCTGCTCGCGAGCGAGATCAGCCCTTGCCTGCTGCTCGGCGATCAAGCTTTCGAGCTGGCGGTAAGCCGGGCCAGACGTAATCCCAGCGGCCGTCACGCCGGCTTGAGCCGAGACGGCATTCATCCGCTCCTGAGCAGCGACTTGCTCGCGCGCAAAAGCCAGCTGCTGATCCTGAAGACCGGCCCGCGACGAGAGCTCGCGCTCCTGAAGGGAAGCCTGCGAAGACGCGGAGGTGTCCGCCTGGTACTGGCCGACACCGCCAGTCACACCACCAGCTCCCGCGAGCTCCCACGGATTGAGCTCTGGGAAGCTCGCATTCAGCATCGCGCGATTGGCATGACCCATCTGCGACCCGGTAAATCGCGCCATCTGGCCCTGCACAAGGGAGCTGACGCCCTTCATAATACCCTGCCGAAGAAGATCGCCGAAAGACGATCCTCCGACAGGATTTTCTGCCATGGGTGCCGGCGAAGACGCACCCATGGCAGACTGCACTCCGGCATCGACCGGCTGCTGCGCCGGCGAGGCAGCCGTAGTCGATGCCGGAGCCAAGCCGCCGACCAAAGCGCCAAGCAGCGGCTTTGCAAGATCGAGGAGCCAGCTCATTTAGAGGGCTGAAGAAAGCGCTTGTCGCGCGCATGCAGACGGATATCCAGAGAGTACGCCAGATCCACCAAAGTGGCAGCGGAATACCGGATGCAAAAGCCGACAAGAAATTCCCGCACGGTGATACCGGGTGTCGCCGACGTAATCCTAGTATCGACGAGCATCCGGCCACGAAAGCCGCCGGCGAGGACAGCAGCAGCCCCTAGCGAGCCGACCGGATCGGCAAAAGACCAGAGCTCATTAGCAGCCGCCGCAAAAGCGACGAGATTACCGGCGCCCAGAGGCACCGTCGCCTGACGATCAAGCACGAAAGGATAGGCGACCAGAGGGGTGCCTCCGGACACCACCCAGCTCATGCTGTATGAAAGCACCATCGGGCCGAGAAAATCAGGATCGACCACACCGACAGACAAACCGGAATAATCATTCACGGCAGGAGTAAAAGTGTACCGCCCGCAAAGCCGACTCTCGAGCGCCGGCGAGACACCAGTCGCGCGCAGATGGGGCGTCGGATTGACCACAGACGGAGACGCCACGAAAGGAGAAAGACCGCGTATCTGGTCAGCTACATAATTCTGCAACATCAGCCCATCTCCGTCATAAGACTATCACGTGCGGACGGCAGACGCCGCATCGCCATCACATTGGCGCGACTGTGCACCTGATAATGCCCGAGCTGCAAAGTCTGGAAGACATCATCGAATTCGGCGTCGGGCACCAATACCATATCGGTCGTATTCGCCGGAATAGCATTGTAAAAGGGAAAGCCGTCGAGAGCATCGAAATCACCATGCACAAGCGAAGGATGATATCGATACCACTGACTATGGGGGATGTACCCCCGCACAGTATTGTCAGAAGAAGCAGCAAAAACATCCGACAGCCGAAGACCATACGGTGGCTGGCTGGCCACTATACTTGGATCGCCGGCGATCTGAGCATAAGTCGGGTCAGGATTATTCAGGAGAAAGTGATTTTCCTCCTCGTGCACCATCGGAAAGCGAAGGAGGCACATCGTCCAGATCATGCCGTGCTCGGGACAATGATACCGCGGCACGCGATGCCTGAAAGCCTGCGTCACGCGCCCCGAAAATTGCCCGAGGGACACCTCGCTGGTCCCGTCGACATCATAGCCACTGGCCCAGAAAGTCGACCGCATGAGGAGCTGGGGCCGCTCATCCGCGTCGATACTCACACGGCCTCCACGAGCCTGGATGATGTCGCGATACCGGATATCGAAGTATTCCCTTTCCTGCTCAGTCTTCAAATACCCGAGCTGAGCTTCAAAGTCCAAAAGGGAGATATTACCACCTACCACGGGCACCTGATAATCCGAAGGCGTGACCCCATTGGCTAAAAGCGCCGTCCACATATTCTTCAGATTGGCACACCGAAGACCATACCGCCGATCATCACCAGAAAAAGACGAAAGATTGCCAGTCACTACTGGCACTGTAGTGGGAGGGCGAAAGTAATTATTGTAGATATTCCGATACCCTTGCGGATAAAAGAGCGGGACCAGCGTATTCACCGGCACCGACCCATAGCCCATGCAGCCGACCTCATTCGTGCCGGGACCGGTACTCTCGGTGGCAAGCGACACGCTCTCGTCCCACCCGGCCTCGATGAAATCAATCCACGCCTGACCATAGATATGGCGATGAGGCACATAGAAGGTGCACAAATCCACGACACTATCTATGGCCATACCACGCCGAAGAGGTGACAGGCGAAGAGCGCCGACGAGGTCGACGCTAATACCATCGCCCGGCAGCACCGGCACCGCCGAGAGGCAGGTCAGCCGACCCACCTTCCCGACAATGAAGGACAAGTGACTCAGATCGTGCGCGGTCCTTTCAGCGGAGATCATACCACATACCCCCCGACATAATACACCTTACGCCTGGACCGCGCCTTGCCCAGACGCAGACTGCCTCGACCTGACTTTTGCCTCGACATGATCGACCACCTCCATGAGACCGCCTGCTAACCGCAGGACATGAGAAAAGAGCACCTCTGCTGACACCGGCGCATCTACGCGCAAGATCACATTCTCGGACCACTCCGCAACGGACATGACGACGCAGCTGGTCTGCCAATTGACCGCGTGCACACACCGCGCGATGACGCACGCGAGGAATTCGGCGGGCAGGGGAAAGCGCGGCAGACCGATCACATCCAGACAGCCATACGCATACATCTCGATGCACCTGCGCGCCCGATTCCGGTCCGTCGCCATCCACGGCCTTGGGGCCATGAGGAAGTCCAAATCGTCCTGGCCCATGTCCAAATAGCCGGAGCCGCCGAGGACCTTCAAAGCGCCGACGCTGGCCGCATATCTCATATCCATTCCGTCACCCTTTCCATGGCCCGAAAAAAATCTTCGTCCCGCGCCAAGTCGGACCGACCCAAAAGCGCGCACGCCTGCTGCAGCTTCACCCGATTGGCCCTACTTGGCTGAAAGCGCCACGTGACTTCCTTCCAATACGGGTAGACCGTCGAGCCAGACCGCGAGCTCATCAGATATATCCCCCCGACGCAAAGTCGGGGTCCTCAAAGACATAAAATTCGGCGGCCTGAATACGGGACTCTCTCTCGTCAAATCGCGCAAAGCAGCGAGCAAGGTGGTCCGAGGCCGGATGCCGCCCGTATAGCTCGCGATAGACACGCTTCCCAGTCTCAAGCTCAAGCCGCGATAGGCGATCCTTCTCAGCAGCCTCGAGCTGGGATGCACTGAGTGGTGGATCGACGCCAGCTCCAGCAAGGCCGGGGAAGAGAGGGAGCTGGTGTCCGCCACCATCCCCAGCTTTCTCGACATCCTGATCCGAAACGCCGAGCCGTGCGGCTTGCTCTGTACCCATTTCTCCCTCCCGCTGACTGACTTGCTGACGTACTTTATCACATATCGCACGACCGCAATCAAGGGCTTGACCGGCATCGCCTTTCCGCCCTTCGTCACCGGCCAGTACCACCCATCACGAGAGAAAGCATCGCCCGAATACCGCAGCGCAATAGGAGCACTAAAGCCAAATCGCCACGTCTTCAGAGTGCCCACCTCCCGACGATTACGTACAAAACGGCCAATATTCGGATCAGCAGTATTAAGCGGCAAAGCCGCCATCAGATACACACAGTGGTAATGGAGGCGACCAGTACTATCACCGTACTCAGGCACCGCAAAGTATTTGAAAACATCCTCAAAACTGTCGCCACTACGACGGCCAAGCGCGACATTCACCAGACGCCCGATAGACCGGAAGTGGTCGCGCATTGCAGTACCGTCTTCAAAGAAAGCGTCCTCACGAGCCGGATCGATGGTCAGCGTATCGAAGACCATATACCAGCCCAGCGAGTGGCGATACGCCACCTCCGAGCTGAGCCGCGCGATGTACTCGGCACGTCGAGCATCGCGACTCCACTGCCGCACGAGCTGGACCCACTTGTCATCCGGGGCCTTCTCTGCCTCCAGTCCGAACCGCTCCATGACCTTTCGCACCGGCCATTCCTTGAAATACCGCGAGACCAATGTGCCCACAGGTGGCACATGGTCTATAGGGAGATTAATATCAAGTCGAGACTTAAGACCCGACAGCCGCGCGAGATGCAAAGAGAGGATCGCACCGCGAGCTGACGCTGCGACGCGATCCTCAGACACAGCAGCACCGACATAAGGCGGAAAATCCGACAATGGAGTATTCCAGTCGACACCGGCATTGAGACGATCCTGAAGCCTTGAAAGACTACGAAGACGACCAGAGATCGATGAAAAGACGCGGAGACCAGGGCTGCACTCCGCAGCCCGATATCCGACAAAATCGCAATAATAAGAGAGGCTTACGCCGCCATTTGAAGTCGCATGGTCTATGATAGCCACTCCTCCAAATGGCAAGACAAAGAAAAGAAGCGTCGAAAACGACAACACGCACAAATAAAACCAAAAAACGAAAAGAACAAAAACAAAAAAAGCACAGTATAAAAACACCTATACATAGAGATACACAAAATACTCAATAGGTAAAACAGTGAAAACAGAAAAACAGAAAAACGAAAACAACAACAAAATCAAACACCAAATCAAAACAGTAGTACAGACCAACAGAAAAAAACACCAAAAGAAGAAATCATTCAATGACCGCATCGCGAGACCTAAAATTCACGCCGCGAGCGGCAGGAGGAGACTTAAACCAATTCCGGAGCTTGGGACCAATACCACCGCGTATCATGCCCTGCACACCAGACGCGACACGACCGACAGGCGTGAAACGCGCGGTGCCGCTATTAAGCAGACTGCCGAGGCCGCGCTCCAGCACGAGCCGCCGACGAGAACGCGGCTGATCGATACCAATACCCCGCCTCTCATCAATAAGTGAGGCGGTCGACCAATCCAGAGTCTGATCCGCAAAAGCACCGGCCTGAACAGCCTCGCCGCGAAAAAGCTCAGTAGTCGCCTGCTCGCGAGCGAGATCAGCCCTTGCCTGCTGCTCGGCGATCAAGCTTTCGAGCTGGCGGTAAGCCGGGCCAGACGTAATCCC